TGTTTCGCTTTCATTTCGCGGGCAAATTGGACATCAGGATGATTTGACAGCAAATTATTAAAAGCTTCCTCGGTGATTCCTGCTTCTTCATACATCTGAGCTTGTCTTTGTTCTTCAACCGCTCTTTGATAATCAACCCACGTATGAATACCTTGGTCTCCATACATTTTAGAAATTTCAGTGTCAATTGAATTCACTCGTTGTTCGTATTCTTGTACTTTCTGCCGATACTCATTTAACTCTTGATTGCGTCTCATTTCCGCATATTGGGCATTGGTTTCGGCATCTTGCACAGGTTTCGGTTCAGCGACTTCCGAATTGTTTTCGCTTATTTCCTGTACTTCTTCTTGTGGTTCAGCGACCTCCACATTGTTTGCGCTTTGTTCAAACATTTCTTCCATTCAAAAAACCTCCTTGGATTTTTGCGCTATTCCGTGCGAAATAGACAGTTTACCGTCATGTCTAGGACAACAAAAATACACCTACATAACAGGTGCTTGTGGTTGTGTCATTGGTTGTTCCATTGGCTGTGGTTGCAATTGACTTAATATTCGTTGCTGCACTTCCGGTGGTGCATTATAAAATGCCTGTTGTTCTTCAGGTGTAAGTTGAGCAATAGCATTCCTTGGATCATTTGCCATTTGTTGTTGACGTTCTTGGAGTTTCTTTAATAACCTATCACTAAACGGAATGACATTCTTCGGTGCAAACTGAAGATAATCTTCTAGCGTGATATGCTGCCCGTCAAATAATTTATCTAAACTTGTCATCATGAGTGATTCGGAATAGGAAGAAGATGGTCCAATATCAATTTTTAAAGCCATATCCACATTGGCATAATCGCTTCCAGTGAAAGTATCTGTATATTCTTCTCCATCGTCATCCTTCATGGTAACCATGCGTTCTGTATTGTAGTTCACTTTCCAAAACTCGCTCCATACTAAGCCTACATCTTCCATCGCTTGATAGAATCTTCGCTTAATAGATTCAAGTGGTACACCTGATGCTTTTTGTAATAACATAATCGCTGTTGCATTTAATTGCCCGGCATTTTGCTCTCCTAATGCGTTCTCATTCGCTCCTGCTACCTCTTTGGTGTAAGAGAGGAAGTCCGATACTAGATTAGATGCATTGTTTGAAACGTGACCAGGATTCATGTATTGGATAGAATTTCCGATATTTCCCGAAGACCCGCCAACTACATTAATTACCTCACCTGGAGTATTTGTTACTTTTTGTTGCACCATTGCAGGATCAATAATAAGTTTTGGCCATCCGGTTAGTTGTACAGATAATAGTTGCATGGCCATGAGAAAGTTAATAGCTTTTTGGTTAGGAATTAATCCTTCTACATCACTAACACCAAATACAGATCGTTTACGTCTTTCCCACTGCATGATAACCAATGGATACCGACTCATTCGAGTATTAGTATCAGGCGCAACCACAATGCCACTAGCGACCTTCTTGAACCAAATAAAGCCTTTGTTATCCTTCCGGTATTTAACGATGACTGTTACCTTTTTATCATCGACTAATTCCTTTTTCGCCATATCATAGGCTTGGTCTTCGGTTTCGCTGTCCGGCTTGATCCATGTTACCATTTCGGAAGTTACTCCGTTGTTCACAGCCATATCCTTTACATTGTCTACTAAATCGCGATAGGTGATAATGTTGTAAGGTTGCTTTTGAACATTGGTTTCTTGAGGATTGCCTGGGAAGTAGTTGACCGGGTCAATCACTTCGCCCGCTATCTCCCCAATATATTTAAGCTGATTACCACCTTGTTTGGAAGTATCCCAGTAATAATGCCAAATACATGGTCCTGTGGTTGCTCCACTTTCTAACGCTTCCTCATTAAGTTGGTCTTGTTTCACTTTTTCCCAAGTGGTATCTGCATAACGAGTGTATTTGTCTGCCCCTTCAAATTCCGGTGAATCTTCTTCTGCATCGTTCGCACTAAACACCATCTTGATATTTTCATTCATGACAGATGCAACTTTATGATTAATGATTTGTTTAATGATGTTAAAGACAGGTCGTGGGAGGTTCTTTGTCTTTTCGGTTACTTTCGGCCACTGATCACCAGCTTTCATCCGTTCATACTCTGCCCATTGTTTGAGTAATCCCATCTGATTCTTATAATTGAGACCTTCTTTATATTCTTGCTCTATTTTCCCAGCTTGAGAGAGCATTGCTTCTTCTTTTGCCATCTACTCACCTACTTTCTGGTGGACCATTCAGCCATTCATTTAAAATGTTTGCTTGTTCTTTTTCAGCTTGTTTCTCTTTCACGGTGTTCACTACTTCATTAATGGGGTTTTGAATCTCCATAGTAGGCTTTTCTTCGTGTTTCATTTGCATTTGCCACCGTAAACCTAGTTGAACAGATTTCAACACAAAAAAACCCGTTACAATGGCTGTAACCGGAATACATATTGCTAGTATAATAATCAATTAATTCACCCTATTCTTTACAGTGTCAACAACAATCCGAGGATTAGTTAAGTCATTACCGGCATAATCTTCACACGCTGTATTAGGACATACCATTTTGATGTTAACGTACACGATGGTTTCTAAATTCGGTGTATCGTCGTTTTCAGTCGAATAGTAAGAGTCGCTTGTTCGTAGCAATGAACCACATTTTGGGCATGTTTCCATGTTCTCACCTACCAATCCATATATCCTGCATCATCGTTGTTCCCATTATCAAACATCCAATGCCCCTTATCCTTTGGCTTTTCCGGTAAGGCAGCATAATAATAATACAATCTATTCAAAGCCTGGCTCATAGCATCTACATCATCATCATTCTTACCTTTAGGAAAGGCAGCACATTCTTCTACAAAATCATGTACCCATTCAGCTTGACGAGGTAAATACACATTTCCTGCTTCGATATAAGGAGATACCGCATTCACCCTTGCTACTTTACCTCCCTGGGGATTAATGGGGATCATACCGCCAATTTTATTTTGTAACATGGAGATTATGGCTGGTCCGTTCGCTTTATCCTCAACTAATCGTGCATGTGCGTTAGGGTGCTTCTTAAGCATATTTACAATGGTTTGTAGAGTTGTAGGAAAATTCATTCGTGCTTTGACTCTATCTTTCAAGTAAGCATTCGCCCCAACTTTCCCCCACACTTGTATGGAAACAAAGTCAGAATCGTCTTCATCCTTAAATGTTGCATCTATACTCATGATTTCAAACGCTAACTCCGGTAACACGTCATAATACTTCCACCATTTACGGTTTAGTATGTTTCCTTCTGCAGACGTTGGTCTTCCTTGATAAAGAGAGTTAAACGAAGATGGGTACCGTTTTCTTTCTTCGATGAATGTTATCCCGTATCGTTCTGGCCATAACGGTTCGCCCACATCACGACCTAATATGTCGTTTTCTTCTGCCTCTAATGGAAAGTTATACACTTGCCAGTCTAATGGTTCACCATACTCATGATTTAAGAGTCTACCTTGAAGATCATCCTCATGCCAGCGAGTAAGAATCAAAATGACAATTGCCCCAGGATGCAAACGAGAAGAAAAAGAGTCAATCCATTCATCCCATATCTTTTCTCGATGGGTTTCACTGTCTGCTTCTTCACGGTTCTTAATTGGATCATCTATAATCATTAAGTCTGCACCTTGACCAGTAATACCTGATAACACACCACGGCTTATCATACCGCCTATGTTGTTATCTAATGTCCATTCATCATGTGCTGAACTATCTTTAGCTATTTCGATATCGAATAACTCTTTGCCATATTGTCGCACCTTCTCTTTATTCTTCTTCCCGAACTTTCGAGCGAAGGTATCGTTGTAGGAAATCTCAATGATTCTATCCTCCGGAAATTGTCCTAAGTAGTAAGAAGGTAACGTTTCGGTTATCGTCATTGACTTACTATGTCGTGGAGGCATATTCAAAGCAATGTATTGATTCTCTGTCGGTATTAAACCATCACGCATTTGTTTCTTTTTGTCTATTGCGTGTTGAATCACATTTGCAATAAATTCAGTGTGTGGAGCTGTTTTGTATCTGCCCTCATGAGTGAATACTACATAATCAATATAATTCTTTCGGGCCAACTCTCTTTTTATATCAATTAGCTTTAGTGAGGATACTTTCAATTTGTTTCAACTCCTCAACTGAAAGCTTACTTAGATCCGTTTGAATGTTTTGTGTCATTTCTCCCGTAATCTGCTGTTTCTCGATAAAAGCAGCATTTGTTTTCGCTATATACTCAGATGCTTTTAAACGGTCTTTAATCTCCGCTTCATTATCTCGCATGGTATTAGTCCAAAATTGTTTTACTTCCTCCATACTGGCAACTCTGTCACTCTCAAGCTGTTTATTACGTTTTGCAATGTATTCTTGCACCTTATCATTTCTTATCAACCTGCTAGCGTTTGCCTCAGCAGCAGCACCTTTTGATTTATATCCTGCTCTCCGGTAAGCTTCTGTAGCATTACCTGATTCAATAAAATAATCAGCAAACTTTTTCTGTTGTTCAGATAACATTACATATCACCTACCTCCATCATCAATTAGACTAAACACTCTAACTTTCTAATTATTAGACTATTATTTCTTTTTCATATATTGTTGTATGCAAAATATCAGTAAGCCCTAACTCTCTATCCCATATAAAAGATTGAGCTTTCCTAATCGCTCCTACATATCCACTCTCATAATGCCATTTGTCGGTACCACTTGGAGAGGTAAGATAACGGACAATCACACCGTTTTCTTCTGTTATTGCCTGTTCACTGTGCAAGTGCGCTGCATGTATCTCAGCAAATAAAGTTTCTCCCCAATCCTTCCGAGCTTCTACTGGCATTACTTTTCCTAGTCGTTTCTTTTCCTTGTCGCCGTGGCTGAATCCAATCAGACATTTACCAAAACGCCTGTATTTCCTTTGAGAAGGTTGATTATCAATCGTGACGTTATCTTCATGCCTAAACCAAGCTTCCAATACTTCTGACATTGTGTAGCTAGTCAGATTATCGTGATTGGCTCCTACTTGTACTGTTTCGACAGGAGCGAATTGCCTTAAGAGGTCAATCCCTTGTATCAACATTCTCTTCCCTTGTTTGTACATATCGGAATATCTTTTGTCTACATCTTGTGGCGTTCCAGCTGTGGTTGTCTTGGTGAGGTTGTCAATGTTAAAAAAGTCGTGTGACCAAATAAAGAGAATCTTTTCAAATTTATATTGTTCTGTCCTTGTAAGAACATCGTTAATGATATGAAAAAAAGCTTCTTCTGCCTGTTTGCTATCATACTCTCCATCAATGTATCCTAGTTTGTTAAGATGCAAGTCTGAGACATTTACTTCAAGCAACTTACCGTTCTTTGAATACCTGCTAGGTTTATATGTAGGAGATCGATAATTATTCATCAGGTCCAGGACCATGTCTTTTACATCTGCTTGAGTGAATGTATTCTTTTTTGGTTTAACAGTTATCTTACTGGAATACAACGTTTTGATGCCATCCTGTTTACTGTACACATTCCAAATGTTATTCTTTGCTGACGTAAGTTCCCAAACGTTCTTGTCAAATCCATGTGCTTTCAATAAGTGGTCAACGTCTCTTGCTTCGTCAGCTGACATCCATAGTGGTTTATCACTCTTATATGAACCGTCAGATAATATCTCAACAGTTTCTTTATAATTAACCGGAATTTCCTCCGACTGTTCCGCTAATCGGCTTTCTCGATTCTTTACAGCGTTACGAGTAAAGTTGTATCCAAATTCCTCCGACAGGCTTTCTGCTGTTTTCTCTT